ATCTTTCCATTGCGCTGCAAGTATCAGGTACAGTGTTCCCATTAATGCCAAGAATTGTGTGTCAGTCATACATTATTCTCCCAAATCCATATACGGTTTTTACTTTGATCTTTGCCACGGCTAACAAGCCAGTCGAAATAATATTCTTCATGTTTCATTTTCATGATTGGCTTATCCCAGTGCTGGTCAAGATTGCCAATCAGAATAAATTTATCAATGAGCGGAAGTATAATGGATTCTTTTACGCCATAAGGATTGGAGCCATATGGCATCTTATGCGGTGCATAAGTAGTAATCCAGCTTGCGATAACAGTGCTGGGGTTGAAAGTTTTTACGGCGTCAAGTGCTTCGAGGTTTTTGACTTCTGGGGAATATTTAATGACAGGTTGGCGCATGGCTGCATATTGCATTTGGATGACAGGGTCTTCTTGTATGCGAGAATCGGTCATGGGAATGTCAAGATAGTGGCCAAGATCGCCGGAACCTGCGCCTATTTCTATGGCGTGCTTTTTGCTTGGGATTTGCTCTTGCAAGAAGCCAATGAGTTCCGTGGTGGGTATGCCATAGCGTGCATGGACGTGGCAGAAGGTGCGAAAGTCTAGCCAGTCAAATTGCTGCCATTCTTTGGCAGACATTAGCCTGATTTGCCCATTTGGCAAGAGTACTTCGCTGGCGATATCTTTGACGGTGGATGTGTCGATTATCTGGGTAATCATATTAATTTATTCTCGAAAAGGTAAGTCATCTTTAATATCAATCAATTTATTGGATTGCTGATTATAAATTTCATTTACTAGATCATTTATCATTTCTCTGGTAAAGGGTGGGCCTAAGGATCGCCATGACATATTTAACTGAGAAAACCATAAAGCTAAATCAAAAAGAATGATTAATTGTTTTTCAGATATTTTCATACAGTTCATTCTCAATTAAATATATAAGCATTTTGGCAAGCGAATTTGAAGGATTCTCATCACTAATATGGTGAGTTAAAGAGGTAAACATCCAGTCCATTTGCTGTGAAGTGGTATCGCAATAATAATTTACAGAATAAAATTCAGAGAATTGTATGGTTGCTATATTGTTTGATTTATCGTTTGCCCAAATGCCTTTTTCCATACGAAAACGAAATGAATTATATGGCTCATTTTCTTTTAGTGTAATGCGATGCGGTAATAGGTCGAGTAATTCGGCAGCAGTGAATGCTGAATATCTATCAGGCATTAAACCAAAATTAGTATATCGAATATGCCAATTTGGTGTTTTTTCATCAAGCATACAGAAATACCAATAAAATAAACTTTCTTGTTTGACTTTTAGTTTTTTTAATTGTTTAGCTAATTCAAGTGAGCATACCTGATTTTCTAGGCTAGTCATTAGTTGTTTTCGCTTTTTTCAATGTATTATTTTTTCGTAGTTCGTTTAACTCCATTGTCATTGATTTTAAATCTGAAAATGTTGTATCTAATTGTATTCCTAATACCTGAATTATTTTATCAGTCTCTGGCATTTGTTTTCCTGTTGAACATAATGCAAGTAAAGACCAGATAGTAGAGTTGAAACTTTCTATAATTTCTTTCATCTCCATTAATATGCCGCGACTTGCTCCTTCATGAGCCATTGCTATTATTGAAGATAGACAGGATATCTGGAAAAATCCTAGTTTTTCTTCTGGGGAATTAAATTGATTTTCCATCTTTATGGTTGTTTTCAAGTGAGATTTCCTTTGTGAGATTTATTCTTTTGCTAAATAACTCTAAAAATCTTTTAGCTTCATCATGATCTTGTGCAGCTAAATTTCTGACAAAATCCATTAACCACATATTTGTTATTTCAATTTTTATTAATTCGTTATATGTTTTTGATAAATTATCTTCTGCTTCAAAAAGTTTGGCTTCCATATCGGAAGCTGAATCAATGGAATTTCTAACAATCTTATGCACAATTGAATCAATGTTATCCGTCATTGCCGAGTTCCTTGACTGTGGCAATGTTCTTTAATTGTTCGGCATCGTCGGCAAGTTGCATGCTGTAATCAAACAGGTTTTTGAGTACGACTGATTCAAGCATGATGGTATTGCTTGGGTCAGTTGGCAGGCCATTTCTGGTTTCAAGTACGAGATGCGCGCCATCGAACCATGCATACACAGAATCGCCAAGATAAGCTGGCTGTCCATATTTATAAATAAATTCTTCTTTTGTCATGTTTGTTCCTTTGAATTAGCGGCCGGTTTTATGCACGTCACCGGCCAGACGCATAAGTAAGGGAATGACCCCTTTGCATTTGGTGGGCTATTTTCCCGGCAGGTAGCCGTTTCGCCTAAGCGTTCCTGTAATCCTATCCAGTATCGTTGCCCATAAATCATTGGCGCTTACTTTCGTTTTACTTGCCCGCTACTGATTGCAAGTCAGGCGTTTGCAAGATAAGGATTTTACGGTAACCCGCGAAACCGTTCATAAGCGCCATTATATTATGTTGCCGGATATTATAATAGATTTTATTTTTTTACTATTATTATGTGAGGTAAAAATGGTGGATAAGTCTAATTTACCTATTTGGCAGACGGCTTGGCAGAAATGATAAGGTGGGGATATCTTATGGATGGCCTTGTATGAAATAAATAGCGAAAATAGTCATCAACAACTCATACATGGCTTATTCACATACTTATTAACATTTTTTGTGGATAAGTTGCATGATAGACTAGAACAAATTATTGACATACATGGATGTATGAACATGGCCAAGCCTTATCGCGATATGGAAGTTGCGAAAAAAATACGTGAACGCGTCAAGAAATGGGATGATAACTGGCGATTTAATAAAGACCAATATCATGAATTTACTTCTTTTGTCATGGGTAGTCAGTGGACAGAGGACGAGTCAAAACTATTTGTTGATTACAAAAAAATCCCTCTCAGTTTTAATAAATTAGCCCCTCTTATCAATCATTTACTTGGCGAACAACGGCAAAACACGCCTAACTTGCAGGTTATGCCAAGCGATGGTGTGCCGGTTCAGACAAGCAAGATACGTGAGGCATTGATCAAGGATATTTCCTTGAACAGTGATGCGAAGCGCGTCTATCAGACAGCATTTCAACAGGCAGCGATTGGCGGTTTTGGCGCTTATATGCTTGATACGGAATATGAAAATAACCATTCATTCAATCAGATTATTGTATTGCGGGATATTAAAGACCCAACATGGTGTTATTGGGATATTTCAGCCTTGTCACCATGTAAAACTGATGGTATGGGAGCAGGATATCGTACCAGAATGTCCAGAAAGATGTTTGCGGGCATTTATGGCAAGGATATTGAAGCGCAGATTGGCTCCGATGCGAATTATGACGAAGGATCGGCGACTGGCTGGATTTTCAGTAATGACAAGGAAATTACGATCATTAATGATTATGAACGTGAATATTCCTCGGAAACTCTTTATCAGTTATCTAATGGTCGTTCTTTAACCAGTAAGCAATTGGGAAAACTGGAAAAAATCAAGGTTAAGTCAGCAAGTAGCGCAAGAATGGAAAAATTATATATCGACAATGGCGAAATTGTGTCGGTAGAGAATCAGCGGGATGTTCCAAAATACAAAATTAAGCACAGAAAATTAGCCGGTGAGTTTATTCTGGAAGAAACGGATATTGTCAGCGAGCAATTGCCGGTCATTTTTGTTGATCAGAATAGTTACATTGATAAATCTGGCAAGCAAATATGTCGTCCAATCGTAAAAGATGCGCGTGATGCGCAACGATACATCAATTATTTGGGTACGCAATCAGCATATATGATGCGCGTATCTCGTTATGATCAATTTCTTGTTAGTAAAGCGAATGTCAAATCACCAGATACGCAAATTATCTGGCGTGATCCTTCTACGGCTCAGGGTGGGCTAGTTTATGATGAATCGGCTAACGGAAACAAACCTGAGCAGCTTAGGCCACCTGAATTATCACAATCACTGATTACGCAGTATCAACGCGCCATGTCTGACATTGAGTCATGTACTGGCATTTATGGAACTCAAATGGGAGAGCAAGGAAATGAAACTTCTGGCGCAGCTATTGATGCACGCACAAAGCGTGGGAACTTTAATACTTACGTACCTTTCGATAGCCTTAATCGTGCTATTGCTGTGGGCGGTTCTATCATAGATGAAATGATTCCGTTTATTTACGATACGGAACGTGAAGTTATGCTGAATATGCCAGATAGTGGCGTGAAGCCAGTCATGTTAAACAAACAGGTCGATGCTTACGGCAGTCAGATTGAAAATGACATGACGCAAGGAAAATATCAGATCAGATTGTTGCCTGGTGCGTCATTTGAAGGACAGAAACAGGAAAATCTCGAATCTATCCAGACAGTCCTGCAAGCCGATCCTACATTGTTCCGTATGGTAGCTGATTTGTATGTTGAAAATCTGCCAATGATGGCGAACAACATTGAATTGCGTAATCGTCTCAGAACTATTGTTCCCCCAGAAATTATTGAAGCTGGCAAGACTGGTGAGCCGTTGCCGCCTAAGCAGGATCAGCCGCCACCAGAAGTGATGCTGAAAATGCAGGAACTGCAAATGAAGCAAAAGGACAATGAAGCTAAAACCATGCTGAAAATGCGTGAGCTGGAAAACAAGGAACATGAATTGCAACTGCAAGGCATTCAAACAGGACAGGATATCTCTGTGAAGCTGCAGGAAATTGAAGCTGCAAAGCTGGAAGCAGCGGCGAAGTTGCAAGAACAAGAATTGCGTTATCAGGCTGAGATGCAACGCATG